CCCCTGATGTAAATGAAGCTGTTTGTAATGTACCTATCTGGGTTACTCCATTTAAATATGCTCCCCATGTGAAAGCTATGCTCTGTGTGCCGAATGTCTGTGGATTGGGGAATAATACATCAAAGCCTAATTTTACTGTAAATGTTTTTTGACCGGCAATAGATGCAGTATAACTTGCAAAATTATCTGTAGTTCCGGGGCTAAAGTCAGAGCTAGATGGATCCTCCCCGTCAAAAGCATTATAGATCTTTCCTGCTGAAGCTGAATAATATGGATTTGCGGCACCGCTTATAAAAGCATTCGGCGTACCTGTATTATATCCTTGAAAAGGAGTTTCAACACTATTTCCTACATATTGAAAGTATAATTTACCTGAGCCGCTAAAATATAGCTGCGGCGTGTAACTATACCCGCTATTATAGATAGATTTAATACCGTCAGTAGTTACTTGATTGCTAAACTTTTTATTATCGAACTGCTTTATAGTAGCTTGAGTACCTGCTGTAAAAATATTCTGTAGGTCTATCCAATTCTGATTATTTTGATTTAATTCAAATAAGCCTCCTGATACATCAGCAAGATATGCTAGAGCTACGTTAACCCTTCCGGGTAAGAAAGAGCTAGTAGCGACCTGTGTAAATAATCCTAGCTTATTAGTATAGTAATTTATTACAGGATCTTTGCCGTAAGAAATATCTCCGGCTGTATATACGTTATATTGTTGACCTGATAAATACGATCCGCTGTAACGAGGTATAGTATACGGGCGGGATACATAGTTAAAGTCTTGAATATAAGCATACTGTGAATAAAGCTGTTCGCTTTGATAGATATTACCGTAGAGTACAGTATAAGCTATGGATTGAGTTATTAATCCAAAATTAACTGGAGCAAATTGAGTAGTATTAAAATCTAAGTCTAAAAATTTTTGCGATCTTACTGGTATAGTCACGTTACCCTCTAAGGGGCTTATAGAGTAAGTTAAAAAAAGAGCTCCGTTCCCTGGTACTGATGAAGTCCATGGGTGGTTGTAACTCGAGACTTCTTCCTGAGAGAAGTAGTTAGTAGTCGCTACAATATAACTACCGCTGAATTCTCCTGTATATTTTTGAATATCATTAGATGAGCTAACATATACTGTACCTAGAGATTGAGTTAAAGCGATCGATGCTGTACCGTTATACTGTATAGGTATTGCTTGAATATATGCTGTACTTCCAGTTACTGCACCGCCGTCTGATCCAGATATATTTAGAAGATAATAATCGGCATCAAAGGAAGAGGTAAGCCAAGTTGGTTCATTTCTTGGATACTTATTTCTTTCAAGCATATGAGACTTAATAACGATACCTGTATCTGCACTCGATCTTGCAGGTACCCAGTCCCTCATCATCTTGAATAGAGAATTATTAAAAAATTTAATTAGTCTTATAAAGTCCCAAACGTTATATCTACTAGTATACTCGGCACTAAAGTAAGTATTACTTACCTGATCTAGAGGTATATAAGAACTAGAATACTGTAAAACAGGGTTACCTATAAGCTGCATTATATTAAAGTACCCGGGCTGAGTAGAAGAAGTTATATAACCGGATGAAGTAATGCTAGCGTTTATAGAATCAGCAGGGGAAAATCCCGCTTGTACTGTAATAGATGTATTCTCTAAATCGTTAGAGTAATACTGTATAGTTGAAAATGGCGATAATAGGCTACTTGAAATTTCAGGAACGCTTCCGGTTAGAATTCTAATATTAGAAATCTCCTGTATGCCGGCTACGTCTAGATAATTATAACCGCCGTATTCATGTACTTGTAAAATATCTGCAGGTATACCGTAGCAGGCGATAAGGGCTTTGACGCCTCTTTCAGTACCTCTAGTTTTCAGCAAGTATGCTAAATTATGATACAGACGTTTATAAATTTCGTCTTGTATTTGCGTAGCTGAAAGTGATTGAAGAGGATCAGCTATACCTATAGCATCCTGTCCATATACCGATGTAGTATCATAAAGAGAATAAGGGTCGTCCCAATATGCTGCAAAAGGTGCGTCCGAGTACGGGAACGTTAATACGTATCTAAAAATCTTCTCTTCTCCAAAAGGAGGTAGATAAATTGAAGAGCTTAAGTAATAATTACCGGCAGGAGGAGTAATGATACTTGCGGTAGTGCTTCCTGAAGGATAGATACTGCTGCTAAAGTATACTACAGTAGAATAATCGCTAGAGGTGACAGCAAGATTAGATCCGGTATTATTTACTCCTAATAATGAATAATAAAGATTATCGCTTATACTTGTATTAGTATAAAGTTGAACTCCGAAGCTTTTTATAGCTTCTGAAACTTGATCAAGTGATATACCTATAAAAGGATTGTTTTCGGCTGAGTATCTATTGCTCAAATCTTTCTGATAGATCCATATATTATCGAAGTGCTGACCTATCATATTTAAGAAAGTTACATATGGAGCATTTGCTTCGTCATCAATAATATACTGAGGGGATGCATAAACTAACCAGTCTTTGTTTAAGTCGTCATAGTGAGATGAAGACCAGTACGTACTCATTGTATCCGGTGTAGGTACTATAGTTGGACTACCTAACCAATCCACGGCTTCAGAAGAGGTTACAGAGTATAAAGAATAAGGTATAGTATCATTTCTTTTTGGCCATGAAGTAGATGCAGAATCAAAGTATAAATAATATTCGTAACCATCGAAGTTTTTGATGGTATTATCTATCTGTACCTGTAATCTAACTCTTTCTTGAGTTGTATTAGTTGCTAGTAGGCCCGCAGAAGCTGATTCAATTAACTGTAGCTTATAAACATAATTATACAAGCGTTCAGTAGCAGAAGAAAAATGTATAAAATTTTCAAAATTATTATAGTCTACATTTATCTGTATTCCTTTTTCGTTCATTAAAGAATTTAACTGCTGATAAGAAGAAGATACAGTTGTAGCAAATAAATTTGCATAATTATAATAAGGGGTAGTTTGACCTATTCTTTCAGTGATAGAAACTTTAAAATTCGGTCCTTTTATTCTAGAGGTATCTAAAATCGCTTCAGGGGTAACATTTATCGTTACGTTAAACTCTGCAGGATTAGCTACAGGAGTGACGACCCAAAAAGTTGATCGTAAGTCGAATTGAACGGGTAAAGTATCGTAGAGTTTGAAAATTATATAACCTATCCCGTCTTCTTCTACATATACCGCGTTTACGCCTATTATCTGAATGTCGTCGCCAAAATTTAGATAAAAAGTAGGGTAGTATATATCACTTGATAGTATAGCTTCAAATTCGCCGAATGTTTGAGCTAGTTGACTGTTTGAAAGGTCTTGTCTCGCTACTTTTATCTCAGTTCTAGAAGTCGATATCTCCTTAATCCAAAAGTTTTGGGAAGGAATAGGGGCTGAAAGTAATTGTCTGGAAAAGAAGTTATACTTAAGGTTAAAAGTACCTCTATTAAACCCGGAGAACTTAGCGTCAGCTTCAGGATCTAGAAATAATTGAGATGTAGTACCAGTAATAGGATCTACGAGATTTCCAATGTTATATTGGGACGCGTTGTAGTTGCTATCTAGAACGTTTCCGCCAAGATCCTTAATAAAGTATTCAATGTAATCATTAGGTCTGCCGAAATTTGCAGTTATTAACGCTGTATTGATTAGCGATATGTCCTGAGATGAATAAGTCTGATATTGCCCGTTTGATCCTATGTATCTTATGTCTACGTTTTCCATTATACTGTATTAGACAGGCTTAAAAAGTTAGCATTTGCTTCAAGTAACTGCTGACGAAGCGTGTTTATCTCATCAATATAAGCTTTTTCGTTATCAGTTAAAACTCCTCCCCCTAAATATTCTGTACTTCTAGCAACTAAATATTCATGAGAATTAATTTCTCCTGTTGCAGGTATATCAAAAAATAACTCATTGTATAAGTCGAAAAATTCGTCAATGGTAATCTGCTGCGAAGGTGTAACGGATGCGGGTACTGGGGTGAAAAGTTCAGAAAAAGAAGTATCGACAACGCGCGTGAAAGTATTACGTCCGTAAACTTCTTTGATTAAATTTACTTCCTGTGACATTATTCTACTACTTTAAAAATTAGGTTTTCGTTGGTAAATATAACTTCTTCGCCAGAAGAGAGAACGCTTTTAATTAGTAATTTATAAAATCGATTAACTTCCAATCCGCTAGTATACAAAATAAAGTAATTACTTGTTGTATCAGCACTCAATTTTGTATAATTGGTATCAAAGTCAATTATAACTTCGTTGGTTTTATAATCCATTAAAGACCAATAACTAGTCTGTGGAAGATATAATTGAGTTAGAAAAATTGAAGAAGTTGTAAATTGTCTTGCAGGGTAAGTAGCTCTTACCCCTGTCCTGACTTTATAAATTTGATTCCTTCTAAACTGCCCTTGGTTGTTCTGTAAAACAATAGTAATCTGATCGTTTGTGGCTAAGCCATAAGAGCCGGTAGGTCCATATACTGCGTCGGCCCACTTAAATTCTATAGTTGGCGGATAAATAGTATGGGTATCGACTGAAAAGAATTTGAGATCTACATATGATGCAGTACTGTTTTCTACCGAATTTGGATGCTTAACTACTACCCCGTAATTGCTTAAAGATGCACTGAACCATCCATCAACCATGTTAGTAATATTCATATTAATATCCTTGTTAGACATATAATCGAAATATTGACTAGCTGAAACGGTAGAACTAGAAATATAGCTACTTCCAGTTATTGTCCATAGATCAGAATTCTCATAGGGACCGGTATAAGTCCAACTACATCCGTTCTGTGACTCTGGAACTTGAGCAAATTGACCTGTTCCCATAGTCCACGACTGAGATACAGGATAAGCTTCTAGAGAATATGTAGTGTTAAGATTTTGTGCTGATGCAAGATATAATCTTAAATTAGCTTGCCATGAAGCACTTATTGCTGATAATGCGAAAGTTTTTAGTTGTTGAATATCAGTGTTTGAGAATTGTAAAAGCGATCTTCTTATATCAGATCCGGAGAAGTACTGATTAGAAGTACTGAAGTTTCCAGCAGCTGCTAAGTCATACGTATAATACGGGTTTTCGGTTAGTGGAGTTCTAAAAAGAAATCTCGTCCCGTCTTGAGAATTTTTAGCTGAAACTTCTAATATAGGATCACGACCCGTATTTTTAGACGGATATCTATAGTATATTGATGCGTCAGCTGATGCGAATATTTGATATACTGCCATAGTTAGAATGTTACTACACGTCCTTGAATATCTGTATCAGGGTATTTGACCTCAAAGATGCTCGGATCGAGTGAAGGATAAATTACCTCATTTAATGTTGCTCCTGGAATATCGTAACTGTATTGAGAATAACCTGCATTTACTCCTGCTATATTAGTTATAGAGATTTTTTGAACTGTCTGAACTCCCGCTACTTGATCAAGGAGTGTATATATTTCAGATAAAATAATCGGTTGATTTATTTGCCAATCTTCTTTAGCAAAGTATCCTTTTAATAACGTCAAACAATTAGCGATTATATCTCTTGATGTATAGTTTGGTCTAATTATAATATCAAAATTAACTTGAATATTAATTATATAAGCAGGCTTAAGTATAATAGTATCTGTAAGCATTCTATACTGTTCAAGATAAGTCTGTATATTTTGTAGTAATGCTGTTCCAGGGGACGTAAAAGTACCGTCGGCATCATACCCAAGCAAATAAATTGAAGAGGCTAGAGGGTCTCTTTCTCCAGGCTGCCCTTCAAGGTATTGGGCGAAGGTTGCTGTATCTTTAGTCACGTATGCCTTAGCTACTTGTCCAAATTTAGGTGGCATACCTAAAACTGTACCTAAATAATCTTGCTGAGTTACTGCACGCATCTGCGAAGGATACTTAGCTAGGGTATTTAATCTTAAATCTTCGGGAGAATCTCCATCTCCCCCTCCAACTGCAGGAACGCTGTTATTAATTGCAAGTGTTGCTCTAATGGTTGCTTCAGTTGCGGGATTGGTAGGATTTGGAAAGGTTATCGTTGAAGATACAATATTAGTAAGTTCATTTACGCCTACATTTGCTTCAGCGCCGCCTCCTACTAAATACTGAACTGTTAAATTAGTGTTAAAAGGCGCTACTCCGTAAGATTTGTTTGTTACAAAGTTGGTTGGATCATAAGCTGTATTCAGCATATCTATTCCGTTAACAGTTCCAATACCGACGTTAAAAGGATTCGGAATTGATCCGGAAACAGCTTGTATTCCTGCACCGAATTCTAATTGCAAAATATTATTTGCAGTAAATCTAGATACAAATCTAAAAGGAGCATCTACTCTCTGTATAATATAGGGGACTTCATTTGCTTGTTGATAGAGCTGAGGATAGGCTAGGGCAGTATTAGCGACAGGGTTTAAAATATAATCTTGAGCTAGATAAGGTACTTCGCACCATTTATAACCAGAAGTTTGATCTGTTACATTGAGTTTT